GGATCCCCGTGCCCGTGCAGTCGCTCGCGATTACATGTCAAAGGTTGGTTTACCCTACCATCCGCCACAGCATTACGCCCGCGTCGATCCAGAGCGGGCCACGCGCATTGCTCATGAATATGAGAAAATGAAGGATGAGCCGGATCATCCATTGGTTAAGGCTGCGTATGAAGCCATGATCAATGAGACCAAGGCGCAGTATGAGCATGCCAAAAAGGCTGGCTTGAAGATGGAATTTTGGGATCCAAACACCCAAAAAGACCCATACGAAGCTTCTCCACGCCTGATGACCGAGGATGTTCGCAAAAATAACCACATGTATGTGTTCCCAACGCATGCAGGTTTTGGCCACGAGCCAATCAGCGAAATGCATATCAAGCAAAACCCACTGCTGCGCGACAGCGGCGAGCGGTGGAATGGTCAACCGGTAACGATGAACGACCTGTTCCGTGCCGTGCATGATTATTATGGGCATGTGAAAGAAGGCGTTGGCTTCCGTGGCGATGGCGAAGAGAACGCATGGCGGGCACATGCCTCCATGTTCTCACCGTTGGCCCGTCTGGCGCTCGGCAGCGAGACCCGTGGGCAGAACAGCTGGCTAAATTATGGCCCGCACGGTTCAGAAAACCGCACTGCAAACACTGAAAACACGGTATTTGCGCCACAAAAGATCGGTATTATGCCTGCATGGGTGCATCATGAGGGTGCTGAAGACTTCATGCATCCCGATTCCATTGCAGAAATGCACCGGTTGCACAAAGAACATTATGCAAAGGGCGGCGAAGTGGATCCATTAGAGCTTGCAAAGTCCGTTAAGCCGGTGAAACGCGCCAAAATTGGCCACAATCGCCCACCATCTGCCATTGGCAGTGAAGATCATCCGGCTTGGATCCCTACACGTTTGGGCAGTGAGCAGGATCCGACGCCCGCTGATCAGCCAAAGATCTCTGATTTGGCCTCATTGAAGGCTACGCCGAACAATTTGTTCGGTAAAAACATGAATTTGGTCCGCAATTACATCAACGTGCCGCAACATGCAGCCGATACGATGAGCGATGACGAGCTTGCAGAGCATTTCATTGGTCATATGAAGGATAATTTGCTGGCTTTGCACGATCAGGTGCGCCCAGACATCCGCAAACGCAGCAGTATGTGGTATGACGGCGCTCGCGCTATCACGGATCGTCAATCAGCCAAGTATAATCTGCCAGATCACTCGGTTGCCGGTGTTTATGCAGCTTTGTCGCCTCAAAAAGACTGGTTCCAGAATGTTTCTCTGGGCAATCGCGTCTTGGATATCATGCATCATCACCATGATACGCCAATGGACGACAAGATGTTGTCCAAATTCATGACAATGATCAAGCCAACAGCGAAACAGCTTCGCGATGGCGTTGATCCTGCGCTTGCCAAGTACCTAGACGTTGCAAAGATGATGCATGGCAAGTCCATGACCGACATCGACAACATGGGTTTGCCAAACAATGAGCGTTTGGCCGCAAAAGCCATGTGGTTGCGTCTGCACGACGAGACTTATGGCGATAAAAAGTATCATGTCGTGACGCCAGAGGGCGACGACAGCCATTATGCGTTGACCGACAAGGGAACCAACAAGAAAGTGGCTTGGGGTTCGTTCAATGAGATCGGCAAAGCCATTGCATCCATTGAAAACAAAGACAATCCACAGGCAATGTCTGAGTTGATGGGCGAAAAGCACAAGGTTCGTAACTTTTACAACAACATCCTTGTGCCAAACTCCCGCCGTGGTGACATCACAGCTGACACGCATGCCGTTGCAGCGGCTTTGTATCGCCCACTGAGCGGCAAATCGCTTGAAGTCGGCCATAACCTTGATACAAGTACGGGCAAAGGGCAGAAAAATGCCTCTGGATCCGATATTACCGGTATCCGGGGCACTTATCCTTTGGTTGCGGAAGCTTACCGTCGTGCAGCAAGTGAACGTGGCGTTCTGCCGCGTCAAATGCAGTCGATCACATGGGAAGCTATCCGTGGATTGTTCTCTCCGGGCTTCAAGTCCAACAAGAACAACGTGAAGGCAATTGACAATATCTGGCGCGACTTCCGTGCCGGTAATATCACGCAAGATAAGGCAAGGGAGCTTACACATGCAGCAGCATCCATCCCACAAGGGCAAATCCCACACCCAAGCTGGCACCAAGAAGCTGGACCTAGCGCAGGGTTTATTGGGCCTCATGCGCCGGGCGGGCTTGCGCCCGAACAGGGAGACGTACTTGCACATGGCCCACATGGGAACCCAGCCGGAGGAATTATCCCCGGAGGAGGAGCAGGATCTTCCAGCTCAGTTCCAGAAGATTCATCGGGGTTAAACACCGGCGGATACGTCCGTCGTGCATATCAGAAGGGTGGCAAGGTAGAAGGCGGTATATGGTCGAATGATGATTCAGATGTAAATTACAGAGGTTTATCCCATTCCCCAATTGTTCAGCATGTGCTGGATAAGATTGGCGCATCACTGCCTGCGGCAATTAATCATATCGGCAGTGTGACGGGACGCCGTCATTAAACCTCTGGAGAAAAGACATGGATGAATACAAGAAGGACGACCGTGGTCGTTCAAAGGCCAAGCGCCTTACGATGAACGATCCCCACCAAAAGGTGGATAGCTCGACGTGGACCCCTGACAAGGCAGAAAATGCCGGTGTCAAGACGGGCGCACGTCCGCTTGTGAAGCGTTTGTTCAAAAAAGGCGGCAAGGTTGTCGGTAAGTCGGAAGGCAGTGAGGCTATGCGCCGCGCCGACCGCAAGCCCCGCAAGGCCGGTGGCCGTGCCATGACAACGGATGATTTCATCAACCGCGACGTTCGCATGGCGAATGACAAGCGCGAAGGCGTTAAGCATGACGGTGCGTTCAAGAAGGGCGGTCGCGCCCACAAGTTTGGCGGCGGCATGCTCGGCAACAACCCGGTTGCTGATCAGTACGCAGTCGATGCCAAGGCTTCGGGCGCAATGAAGAAGGGTGGTCGCACCCATCATGCAGGCGGTGGATCCACTTGGGGTGTTGAGCCAAAGATGCGTTTGCTGAAGACGCACACCGAGGGCGACAACAGCGCCAAGGTTTATCGCAATCCAGATACCGGTGAGCATCACGTCAAGTTCTTCAAGCAGGGTATTCACCAGAAGAAGGCCGATTACTTCACTGATGATCGTGAAGACGCAAACGGCACCGCAATGGAATCGTTGAAGCGTGGCTACAAATCAGGTGGTCGCACCCACAATCTTGACGGCGGCAAGGTCCACAAGAAGGCTCGTGGCGGACCAGAGGGCGATTTTTCTGCCCGTAATGCGGATGCCGACGAACTGACGCAGATGATCAATAACATGGGTTCCAAGCTGCCTATGGATTCGAGCTATGCGAATGTTCCAAGGCCTCCTCGTCGTCCTGCTGAAGCCCCTCCTGCTCCTTACAAGGGGCCGATCCCTGCTGCTGCAAAGCAGATGGGCGCAAAGAAGGGTGGCAAGATCGAGCACGAAGACGTCGCTGAAGACAAGGCGCTCATCAAGAAGATGGTGAAGCCTAATGCTATGCGTCACGCCCATGCAGCCGGTGGCCATGTGTTCTCCGGTAACTCGACGACCAAGATCCCCGGTGCAACCGGTGGCCGTCATGCACACGCTAAGGGTGGCCGCACCGGCAAGACAACCATCAACATTGTAATGGGTGGTCATGGTGGCCAGCCAAGCTATCCAAACGCACCTGTGTTGCCTCCAAAGCCACCAGCTGGCGTTCCTGTTCCACCTCCTGCCATGACTGGCGGAGCACCTATGGGCGGCGGTATGCCTCCACAGATGCCTCCACAGATGCCTCCACAGGGTATGCCACGCAAGTCTGGTGGTCGCACCGGCAAGTTCGGTGGCGGCGCAATGGGTACCGGCGCTCCTCACCCAGCAATGGGAATGGGTGTTGCTGGCGGCCCTGCAAGTGGCTTCGGTGGCGGTTCTCCGTTCCGTGGCGGCATGGGCACCAACATGGGTGGTGGTGCATCCCCTATGAACAATCAGCAGTTCATGGGCGGTGGTTCGTCTCCGGTCGGCGGCATGAATCCAATGCCTATGGGCGGCGGTATGGATGCATATCCAATGCAGCGTAAGTCTGGTGGTCGTACCTCGTATCCGATTGAAACCGGATCAGGTGGTGGAGAAGCCCGTATGGACAAGATTAAGGCCTATGGTCTAAAGCCACCACGCGGTAAGTAAGGTTTCCCTTCGCGGTTCGGGCTGCGAAGGTGAGAGAAGACCGGACGCTTTTCCAGCCCCTTGGGGCGTCCGGTCAACTAATCCAAGGGGTTACAAGAGGGCAAAATGCAGACGACAGCACAGAAATATAAAGATGAATTTATCAAATTGGCTGAAGCAGAGTACGAAAAAATCAAAGAACACATGGGTAGCGGGTATCTGCATGATTATGCGGAATATCAGCGGCACGTCGGCATGTTGCAGGCGCTCCGTGCGGTCTTTGAAATGACAGAAATTGCTCAAACCAATGCGGAGAAATTCTAATGCCTCCTATGAAAATGGCCCATGATGTGGATCCAAAAGAAGACCTTTTGAACTCACTCGGCGATCTCAGCGAAATTGAAGTGTTCAACAATAATGTCCTTGTCGCGATTTACATTCGCCCCACAAAGACAAAGTCCGGCATCATTCTGACCGACGACACGATTGATCAAGACCGCTTTCAGGGAAAGGTCGGTCTCGTCGTAAAGATGGGTGAATCAGCGTGTGTTGATCCGAGCGATAATTGGTTCAAGGGCGTCAAAGTTGAGCTTGGTGATTGGGTGGTCTTCCGTCCATCTGATGGCTGGTCAATGGCATTTAATGGACAACCATGCCGTCTTATGGATGATTTGGTCATCCGTGGGCGCGTCAAACACCCAGACATGATCTGGTAAGGAGATGGAAATGGAAGACGAACAGATTGAATTGACGCTGGAAACAGTGCCAGAGGACGAAATTGTCATCGTTGACGCTCCAGATGAGCCGAAAATCGAGACAAAGCCTGAAATTACGGTCGATGATGGCATAGAAGCCCTTCGCCGTGAGCTTGAGGCCGAGAAAGCTGCCCGTCAACGTGCTGAACAGCAGGCCCGTGCAGCTACAACCGACAAGGCCGACAGTGATCTGCGGATGTTGAACACCGCAATCGAAACAGAAACCCGCAACAAAGAGATTTTGAAGGCAAATCTCCGTGATGCGGTGGCGAATGGCGATACGGATGCTCAGGCAGACATCCTGATGGCCATCAACCAGACGGATAACAACATCCGTCAGATTTCTGATGGCAAGAAGCACTATGAGGCCCAGCTTCGCGCCCCTGCACCGGCAAACAAGGTTGAGGCTCTCGCATCCCAGCTGACGCAGAAGTCCGCTGAATGGGTGCGTTCAAATCCAGACGTGGTCAATGATGACCGCAAGGCAAAACGTCTTGAACGGGCGCACTTTGATGCGCTTGATGATGGCATAAAGCCGGATAGCCCAGAATATTTTAACTTTCTGGAAACCCGTCTCAACATCAACAAGGCACCAACACAACCGCAGGATACAGCCATGTCAACCGCATCTGGACCAACATCTGGCCGTCAGGCCTCTGGACCACCCGCTGCACCCGTCTCCCGCTCTGGAACGGGCACCGGTGGCCGTCCGAATGTCGTTAGCTTGACCCGTGCGGAGCAGGAAGCTGCAAAGGACATGGGTATGTCGCCGAAGGAATACGCACAGAACAAGATTGCGTTAATCAAAGCTGGCCGGATGGCTGGGTAAGAAAGGAAATAAGATGAAAACGATCAAAGAAGCAGGACGTTTGGAATTGCGCCCAACACCACACGATGAAACCTCTCAGGAACGCGCTGCAAAGCGTATTGCCGAGCTTCGTGGCCATAACAACGCCAACATCGACGAAGGCACTGACAAGTTTGCCACGCCGCTCCCACCAGACGGTTGGTCATACGAGTGGAAAGTCAAGTCGGTCGTGGGTTATGTTGATACTGCATACCTCCAGAAGATGGCCCGTTCAGGCTGGGAACCTGTCGATGTGTCGCGTCATCCTGAAATGATGGCCCGTGGTGCTGTCGGTGCAATTGAGCGTGACGGCATGGTGCTCTGTGAGCGTCCTTTGGAAATCACGAACGAGATCAAGGCCCGCGATCTTCGCAATGCACGGGCGCAGGTCCGCGCCAAGGAAGGTCAGATCGACCCGAAGAGCAAGGGTGGCATTATCGGTCGTGAGGACGCCCAAGTGGCCCCAAAGATCAACAAAGATTACGGAACATACGTTCCAGAGCAGTAAAAAAGAGGGGGGTTTCGGCCCCCCTTTTCTTTTTCATACAGGTATGGCATATTGCAAGCCTCGTTCTCCCCCCGGCGTGGGAGATAAAAACAATGTCCGTTTCATAATCGGCCCGGTGCTCGATGATGGAAACTCTCTGAAAGGAGAATCCCGTCATGGCGAACACATTCGCGCCCAACGGTTTCTTGCAGTATCAGGGTGGCGCTGGCGGCGCTCCGACGTTCGCCCAGTCAACCCGTAAAATCGCTTCCGGCAACAGCACCGCAGTCTTCACTGGCGATCCAGTAATGCCTGTTATCGGCACTGCTACCGGTTACATCACGCAGGCCGCAGCCGGTACCACCGTGCTTGCCGGTATCTTCGTTGGTTGTAAGTATCTTTCGACCTCGCAGAAGCGCGTTGTCTGGTCGGCTTATTGGCCGGGTTCGGACGCGACCAACGACGTTGAAGCATATGTGATCGATGATCCAAACGCTCGCTTTGTTGTTCAGTCTTCTGGCACCGGATTCCCAGTCACGGGTACGCTCGCTGCTCAGACCTCTGGCGTTCAGGGTCAGTACGCACAGTTCACCATTGGCACGGGTTCGACCGCCACTGGCCGCTCTGGCGCTTACATCTCGGCTGTTGGCACCACGGTTACCTATCCATTCATTGTCGTTGATTATGCTGTTAGCTTTGCTAACGGCGGTGATCCAACCACCCAGTATTGCAATTTGATCGTCGGCTTCAACAATGAAGTCTGGCGCACAAATGGCGCTGGCCCAACCGGTATCTCGTAAGGAGTAATGAATCATGGCTGTTAATCTCTCACAGATCAAGGATCTCTTGCTCCCCGGCCTTCGCGGTGTTGAAGGCAAGTACGAGATGATCCCGTCCCAGTACGACAAGATCTTCACGAAGCACGACTCGAAGATGGCCCTCGAACGTACCGCTGAAATGCGTTACCTCGGTCTGGCCCAGCTGAAGTCCGAAGGTGGACAGACGGCGTTCGATTCCGGTTCGGGCGAGCGTTTTGTGTACAATCAGGAGCACACGGAAATCGCGCTTGGTTACGCGATCACCCGTAAGGCAATTGATGACAACCTCTACAAGACCCAGTTTACGCCTTCCAACCTCGGCCTGATTGAATCTTTCCAGCAGACCAAGGAAATCTATGGCGCGAACTTGCTCAACACGGCAACGACGTACAACGCATCAGTTGGCGGCGACGGTGTAGCACTCTGCTCCACGGCGCATCCGATTGACGGTTCGACCGTCGCCAATACCCCAACGACGCAGGTCGATCTCAACGAAGCCACCTTGCTGAATGCAATGATTGCAATCCGCACGAACTTCCGCGATCAGGCCGGTCTAAAGGTGTTCGCTCGTGGCCGCAAGCTCATCATTCCTCCACAGTTGGAGCCAGTTGCAATCCGTCTTCTGAAGACCGAATTGCGTCCGGGCACTGCAGATAATGATGTCAACGCGATCATGACGACTGCCGGTGGCCTTCCAGAAGGGTACATGGTCAACGACTTCTTGACCTCGCCATACGCTTGGTTCTTGCTCACCAACATCGATGGCCTTGCCTACATGGAACGTGTCAAGTTCGAGACCGATATGCAGGTCGATTTCGTGACCGATAACCTTCTTGTAAAGGGCTACGAGCGTTATTCGTTCGGCTATTACAACTGGCGTTCGATTTACGGCTCGTTCCCAACCTCGTAAACCGGAGAAAGCATCATGGCTATTACAGCATTCTCAGGTCCAATGATTGCATTTGGTCAGTCGCCTTATGCGAATGCCGGTGTAAATCCTGACATTGGTGCTTCGTCCCTGTTTTATGCAGGGACGGGTATCCTCGACCCACGCCTTCCATATACCTATTCGACTGGGGAAGCTCAGGCTCAAATTGATTTTGGTTGGCTCGGTGTCGATAACATCACGACCTTGAGCGCAGTGCCTTATTCGGCAGCGGCGGCGGCTATTGTCACCTCTGCTAACCCAACAAGCGCAACGCTTACGGTTCTTTCGGCAAGCTCCTCGACCACTGGCGTTTATTATTCCACGGTGTTTACCCGTGCGGATACGGGCGCAACTGACACGGTTCTGGCTCTCGATGCTTATGCATCGGTTACCGGATCCGTCACGAATGGTGTTCTGACGGTCACGACCTCAACCAGCCAGATGCCAATTGGCCCCGGTATGGTTATTCTGACCGCATCTGGTACGGTTTCACAGGGTACTGTGGCTGGCACCCAGATCATCTCGCAGCTTACGACAACCGGCACTTATTCGTCGGTTTCGCAGGGTACGACGGGCACCTATCAGCTGACCGGCAACCTGACTGTAACTTCTGGTACGATCACCTTGGCCTACCAGACGCCAGCTCAGTGCGCCGTTCCAAACAATGCTCAGACGCCAAGCGTTGCCAACTGGAGTCCACAGGCTCTTCTTGGTCGTGCAGTAAGCGTTACGGCAGCGTCTGGCGCAACCTATGCGACCGCGACGGTCAACGGCTACGATATCTACGGGTATCCAATGTCGGAAGCCATCACGATTTCGGCAGGTGCGGCTGCAACCGGCAAGAAGGCGTTTAAGTATATCAAGTCTGTG